GTCGCCAGCCGCATCATCCGTGACGGTCGTCGTGATGTTCGAGCTATCGATGATGTTCAGGTTGTGACGCGTACCGATCAGGGTTCCCGCCTTCTTGACGGCGGGGTTGGCTGCGGTGACAGTCACGTCGACCTTGTCGTTCGCGCCGTCGTCTGCGACCGTGAGCGAGACGTTCGTTCCTTCGATCAGGTTCAGGGAGCGTCGTGTACCGACAACCGTTCCTGACTTCCTGAACACCGTCTTGAGCGCGGACGTGATGAGCGTGTCCACTGCCGCGACGATGGAGTTGATACCGACGCCGTCAGGAGCATCGACGCTAGGCGCGATGGTTGGAATCCCGTTCGGGGTCGGAGAACCAGTAGCACTAGTTGCCATTGGGCCTCCTTACAGTCCGAGTAGTTTCTTGAGGGTCGCGACGGCCTGTTGCGACAGTTCGATGTCGCCGTCAACGACGAGCTTCTTCTTGACGTGAACCTCATCGAGGTTCAGAGAGGGAGGCATGGCAGGACGCGATGTCCTGATCGCCCCCGCCAGGAACCGGGCGAGGTCCGCCTGAGTCCACTTTCCGATGGTGTTGTCCATGCCATGCCTCCCTGTTTACACGGGCCTAGACGCGACCCTTGCGGAGCGGCTTGAAGCCGATGCTCCACGAGCCGAGCCTGACCGTCGTTACTTGGTTCGAGTTCTGGTAGATCCGGAACCCGAACAGCTGGTGACGCTTCGTGAACCTTCTGCGCTTCTCAACGAACCGAGGAGCGGCGAGTTCATCCCACGTAGTGAATCGACCCTTGAGCGCGTCCCACGTGACTGCCACAGCCGGGGTGGTGCTCCAGGTGAGGATCGTCTTGAGCCAGTTGTTCGCAGACACCGTGCCCTCGTCGTTCAGGCCGGTCAACGTCTCGAACTTGAGATCGTCACCACCTGCGTAGTACGTCAGCAGGAGGAGCTTCCAGAGCTTCTTGAGCAGAGCGTCACCGAGCGTGTACCGCTTCGACTCGAAGTAGAAGTCCGGACCCCTCGTGTTACCCGCACAGGTCAGTGTGTCTGTCGGACCGTCGATCTCGAACAGATCACGCGCGCGACAGATGTACGACTTGACCGGGTCAGCAGAAGGCGGAGGTCCGGCTAGGGATCCGGTGAGGTTCGAGAACGTCATCGACGTTCCGCCCGCCCCGAGGATCGCGACCGCAGCTGCGTCCGTGATCTTCTGGAATGCGCCTCCGTTGTAGCTCAGGTAGAGCGTACGAGTGATGACGCCAGCTGGAGCCGCAGGGATGTCCGTGACGTTGATCGAGTGGTTCAGGCCTACGGTGAGCGGCAGTGACGCATTGCCGAGAGCGAACTCTCCATCCGCAGTTGTGTACGTGACCGCAAACGAGTACGTACCGGCTGCGAACGCTCCTCCTGCCCCCGCATCCGTTGTGTTCGGAGCAGAGGGACGGCCTGGGTGGTTCTCCATCCCGTTGATGAGGTACCACGTACCTCTACCGCTCTGTGCAGGCAGCGTGATCGAGCCTCGGATGTCGAGGTTCGTCAGGAACGTGACTGCCCTGTTCGGGAGGTAGATCGAGATCGTCATACGCGTAGGCGCGACGCCCGACTGCCCTCTGAACACCTTGTACGTCGACTCGACGCTCTCAATGTGCAGCATGTAGTGATCCGAGTCGAGCACGGACCACATGCGGTGAGTCGTCGGGTCGAAGTTCCGGACGAGCGACTTGTAGAAGTTGCCCAGCCGGTCAGCGACGAGGTTGTTCGTCTGGACGCCGTCGTAGAGGTAGATACCTTCGCGCCCCGCGTACAGGACGTTGCCCTGGTACTGCTGCACCGACATCGATGAGATACAACCGCCGTCGTTCAGCTTGTGAAGCTCGAAGTTCGTCGGGGTTGTTCCTGCGAGCGCGAACTCTTCGTTCGTCTTGAGCACGAGCAGCGAGTTGAACGCGGGTACCAGTGCGACCATGGGCGTGTTCTGTGCGCCCGGTGCCGTCGAAGCAACCGGGATGAAGTCACCGGCATTCGGATCGAAGTCGACGGCCTCGGGGTCTGTCGGATCGCTGAACCGCAGCGTCGTGCCGACGGCGTAGAACTGCATCTGCGCGTAAGCAGCCGTGAGGAATCCCGGATCGACAGGCGGGGGCCACGAGGTGTTCGACTCCTGCTTGATCGCGAAGTAGTGCTCCTCGGTCATCGTCACTGCTGACGCAGCCGAGAGCGTCAACCCGTTGTTCGACTGCACCGAAGCGACCTGTCCGACCCGCGTACTGTCAGAGGCACGGAAGATGTGCCACGTACCGGAGTCGAGCGACTGGTCCTTGAACTTCGTCGCTGCGCCCACAACGGTCGTCGTACCGTCGGTCGTGATGAGTCCCTTCGTGACCTTGCGGACGAACGGACGGATCGACTTGAGCGTGTAAGTGTTGGCGCTGAACGTCAGGAGCGCGGGGTCTACGAGCGTCAAGGACGTGTCGGAGACAACCTGCTTCACGACGCCCTGGTACATGCCGTTGTGGTCGAACAGGAACATGCCGGGGACGACGTTGAGCGTCCACACGGTGCCGGTACCTGTGACCGTCTTCGAGCCTGCCGTGATTGCAGCCGTGCCGGTCGTGTAGTCGGCCTTGTCAGCGCCCCGCCAGTAGATGAGGTGCTGATCGCTAGCGCCTGGATCGACCTGACTCGACAAACCAATCCACGCCCCTCCGTCGATAGCAGGCTTCGCATCAACGATGTGGTACGGGGCGGTGCTTAGGACGCCGGGAAGCGTGACATCTGCGAACGTGAGGTAGTCCTCGCTCATCACTCCGAGCTTCGGTGAGGACGTGCCGTGAATGGCAGCGACCCTTGAGATACCGTTCGGCTGAGTGGCCTGGACCAGCCCAGATGCCGCGTCGGGGAAGTGCGTGACGAACGGGACGGGCTGAATGACTCCGCGTCTCGTCGTGATGCCGCTCTCGTGGACGAACCCGTCCTGGATGTACCGAGCGCCGTCGTCGGGGATCTCATGCGCAGTGACGGAGAGGATTGAGCCGAGAGGAGCACCATCGTAGGTCTGCGTCTCGACCATGTCCTAGCACCACCCTTCCCCGTTCTCCCAGACATCCACGACACGGTCCGGCAGATCGAACTGCCGCTTCCACGTGTCGGCCATCTCGGTGATGCCAGTCTCGAAGTACGCGCGGAACTGCGCAGCGTTCTCCGGGTCATCCTCCATCGCGTACAGCCGCACGAGCGCCCCGTCCACGATCACCTGATGGTGCTTCGGGGGAATCAGGTACGCCGTCTCGGCAGAGTTCTCGTCCACCGCAGGGTGGTCGCAGAGGTACAGCAGCTTCGCCGCGTACGCCTGGTCGGGGACCGGCAAGAGGTACATGTCCCGGCCCACGAAGTAGTAGTTGCGGGGGATGTACAGCGACGACAGCGTCGAGGAGTTGTTCTTGAGGATCGTGTCGTTGCGCTCCGGTACGAGCGTCACACCGAGTGACGGGATGACGAACGTGAGCGCCGCACGGAAGTCGTCGGGGAGGTCGACCTTCTGCTGGTCGAGCGTCACGTCAACGAGCTTCTCCAGGAACGTCCACGGCTCACGTGCGCAGATCTGGCCGATGACGGCGTTGAGGATCTGCATCTTCCGCGCCGCCTCGGTGTCCTCGAACCCGTGGTCATCGAGCGCAGAGATCATCGCTGCTGAGTCCATCTCTACCCCCTCTTGACTGCGGTCTTCTTGACCGGATCTGTGCTTAGGACGACCTTCTTGTAAGGCGTCTGACCTTGGTCGTGCATGTACGACTCGACGGCCTCCGCGTACTGACCAGCTGCATCAGCTGCTGCGTCGCGGAACTGCTGCTTGATGCTCTCGTTGTGCCGATGGATGTCGTCCAGCAGCTTGTCGCCGTGACGAAGCGCGTCCGTCTCGTACAGGCGCTTGATCGCGTACTCAGGTGACGGCTCCCCATCGGGGAACGCGAGCACCGGAAGCGGATCCTCGCCGTGAAGCTGCTTGATGAAAATTGTGTGTAGGCCAGTGGTGGCGTTACGCGCGTAGAAGAGGCGTTCGTCGTACTCGCGCACAGCGCGATCCACCGCCGTCCCTTCGAGGCTCACCATCCCCTGCCCTGGAATCCAGAGCGAAGACACTTGCTACCCCTCCTGTGGGTCGATTCCTAGGGCCAACATCGCGGTGCGGATCTCCGCTGCGACACCGGCTTCGTGGTCTACTGCTGCGTCGAAGTCAGCAGCACGTGCTTTCAGTGCGTTGGCCTTTGCTAGGGCCGCAATGCGCCGCGAGTTCGCGGAGGCGTACTCCTGACGCATGCGCTCGACCACGCGAGATACGTCCGACATGCGGACCTCCTTCCGGTTACAGAGAGAAAAGACGGGGGAGTGATTTGACTCACATCCAGTGAGTAAGGCTCACTCCCCCAGAAGCCCGGTCTAGTTAGAACTAGACGCCAGTGGTGTCACCGCTCAGATCGAACAGGACGCCCTGGGTGTTGCGCCGGGTGGCACCCATGTTCATGTACCGCGCGAGAACCGCTTCCCACTTGTCGAAGCCCGACACCCACTTGAGGACGTTGCCGTCCTCGTCCAGGAAGTGCCAGTCGCGGGTGTTGAACACCTTGAGGAACCGCTCGTCCAGGCAGTGAACGCGCCCGAACGGATGGTCCACGTCAGCCACGAACGGCTTGCCCTTGAAGTCAAGAGCCTTGTAGCCGCCCTTGAGGCTCGTCGGCTCCGTGTAGCGGACCTGCGGCTGGAGGATCTCGAAGATCTCGCGCTCCATGCCGAAGGAACCCGTCAGGAGGCTGACCTCGCCACCTGCGATGCGGCTCTCGTTGAAGATCGTCGCAAGCAGGTGCTGGCTGATCGCGCGGGGGTTCCCGGCGTTGCCGTCAGCGATGTTCCGCCAGAACGAGTTCGCGGACTGCGACGGGTCGAGAGTACCGACACGCAGCGACGAACCGGGGTCCGTTGCAGGCGCGGTGCTGACGATCTCCGTCATGCCCGTGATCTCCTTGCCGCCGTTACCAGCGCGAGCGACGAAGTGCGACCCGGAGGTCGTCACAGCCGCACCCGAGATGGTCACGGTCTTGGACGGAATGTCCACGCCGGTCACGTCACGAAGGGTCGCGACATCCGAAGCGTTCGGAGCCGTACCGATGTCGACGCGCATGCCGATGTGGATGTGCCCCTTGCGGAGTGCCTCATCGGTGGCGAGGACGACGTTGTTCGAGGCGGTGGTCGTACCGCACTTGGCGATCAGACCGTTGCCCAGACCCGAACCCCAGACCTGACGGCCGAGGTCCTTCTTGAGGTCGTTGCGGATGCCGTCGATTTCCGACTGCAGAGCCTTGAGGAACGACCCGGCCTCCTTCGCCGTCTTCGCCATCGCCGGACCCGTCACGCCAACGCGGCCGTACAGGTACTTGAGGTTGTAGACGACGTTCTCGTACTGCTGGTTGCCCGACGCCGGAAGAGCCGCGTCCTCGTCAGCCAGACCCACAGCGCCCGAGCGGGCCTTGTGGACGGCAACGATGGCGCGACGACCGACGATCTCCTCGGTGGAGCTTTCGAGCCGCTGGAGAAGCAGAACCTCGTTGTTCAGCTGCTCCGTCACGTTCGGCAGGTAAAGCTCCTTGAGGATCTTGTCGAGCGTGGTGAGATTTGCTCCCGCCATGTTCGTGTCCTTTCAGAGAGTTGGTGTGGCGCGTGAGCGCCGATGCATCGACCAACCCCAGGGGCACGTCAGACAGGCTCAGTGACTACGAGCTTTGCTCAGCGAGGTACATCCGCAGTGCTGCGTTGTGGATGTCCTTCTCTGTGCGCGGAACGTCAGCCGGAACATCAGCGTGGCCGCTCGACGGGAGGAGTCCTGTAGCAGGCACGGATTCCTTCGTCGCGATGTGACGGCTTAGGACACGCTGCATCTCGGCCTTGTACGCCTCCGCACCCTTGACCAAGTCACCCTGGTAGTTGAGTGCGTGAAGCGCGACCGAGCGCATGTCCTCGTCGTTGAAGTCGGGGTTCGAGGAGCGAACGATGGCGTCCTGGCGGTCAAGATCCGCGTGGACTTCCTTCTCGATGATGCTCTGCTCGAACGCCTCCAACCTCTGTGTGAGAGCCTGGATCTGCTGATCCCTGGGATCGCCCTGGTCCGCCGGGTCCAGATCGAAGTCGAACTCGTCACCCTTGTCGGTGCTACCGAACTGAGGTGCGAGCCGGTCGTAGATCTGGCGCTGGAAGTCAGGGTCTTCGAGCCGGGAGACGAACTCCACGGCCTGTGCGGCGACATCAGCGTCGACACCGAGCTTGCGCAGCGGTGCGATCTCCTGAGTCTTCCGCGTGTAGTCGGCCTGCAGGCTCTTGGCGATTGCCTGAACCTCCGGGGGCAGACTGTTGAGGTCGATGTTCGTGAAGGACTCCTCGTTGAGGTTGGTCCCTGCCTCGACCGTGCTGGTGCTGTCCTGCGACTGGGCTGGAGCCTGCTCGTTGCTCACGTCAGCCGAAGGCGCTACCTCCGGGCTGTTCGCGGCGGCGAGTGCTTCCGCAGCTGCGTCGAAGTCCATGCTGTTCTCCTTTGTTTCGTGTTAGGAGGCGGGCGGGAGTGCTACCGGGGCTTGCTCCTCGTACTCCGCATCCACGATTTCGGCCTCGCGTAGCTCTTGTGCAGCGAACGCCTGCTGGAGTGCTGCTGCCAACGCTTCGCCCACCTCGATGGCGGACGGGCCGCTCTGGACGGATTCCGTTCGTGACGTAACCTCGCCCTTGAGAAGACGGATCTTGTCCGTCATGACGCCCGCAATCCACGTGGCGTCCTTGGCTGTGGTCTTGGGGTCATCGAGTCGGTCCAGTGCGATGTCGAGCGCCTTGTCGCGCACCGACTCGTACTTGGTGACCTTCTCGTTCATGACCTCGGGAAGGACCTCCGACACTGTTGCCGGAAGTCCCTTCCGCTCCCACAACTTCTTCCAGTCACGCACCGTCTGCTCAGGTATTCCTGACTCCCGAGCAGTGCGCTTGACGTTGCCTTCATGCACAGTCAGCAGCGTGAAGACCTCAGCCCGCTGCTCCTCGGAGTACTTCCGAATTGCCATGGGCTACTTCTTCGGTGCTGCTGGCTTCTGTGCAGCCGCCTTCGCCTGAGCCTTCATCTGGTCGAGCTTGGCCTGATGAAGCTCCTCGGCGTGAGCCATGCTCTGGGTGTGTTGCTCCTGAGCACGTGTCTCGGCGCTGTTCTTGTGAGCGGCATCCTGCTGCGACTTCGCGTTCGCGATGTCCGTCATGACCATCGTCTGCGCGACTTGCGACAGGTTGTTCGCCTCCTCACCCGGTGACCCTGCGTCAGCATCCGCCTTGTCCACCGAGTCGTACGTTGCCGTAACGAGCGGAGGCTCTTGCGCGATGATCTGCGGGTCGATCTGGATCCCGCCCTGCTTGAGAATCGATGCGACGCCCTGCGCACCGAGGTCAGCGTTGACCCCGAGTGAGATGCGCGGTGCCTCAAGCTTCTCAGGCATGGTCGGACGGCTGCTGATCTTCTGAACGGTCAGCTGGTAGTGAGTCAGGAACCGCTGGCGGACCTCGGGACTGTGCGTCTCGAACTCCACGCTCGTGATGAAGTCACGGTGAACCTGCTCGTGCTGTGCGTCGTTGTCCGCAACCCCCGGCGAGAGTGAAGCCTCCTCCAGGAAGGACTGCGCCTCTTGCGGGGACTGGAACGGTTGACCCGTCTTCGGATTCGGCTGGCCGCTGTTGACGGCCTGGATCGCCTGCTGTACCTGCTCCGGATTGAGCGGTGCGCCTGCGATCATCTTGTCGTGCTCGCGGAGTGCGTGGTCTTCGTCGCGCGCGAATCGAGCAGCAAGCTCCTTCGTGTCCGACGTGTCGAAGTACTTCCACGCGTTCTGCGGCTGGATGAGTCCCATCTCCATCCACTTCTCGACTTGCTTGCGTCGAGCGGCCCTCGTGCGAGGGAGGGATGAACCGGCCTCGACACGCACCGTGAGGTTCCCGGCGAAGTTCGCCCGAGTGAACTCCTTGACGCGCGTCATGCCGCCGGGTCCGCTTAGGACCGCAGTGCGCGGCTCGACGTAGTACTGCTGCATGAGGAGCAGGATGATCTGCCCCGCGTCAGCGAGCGACTTCTCGTTCTCCAGGATCGCGGGTGCGAACCTGTCCGTTGCCATCTCCTGCAGGAGGTCGATGGCGTCAGCGGCCTCAAGGTTCGGGGGCAGCTGCCCCTCCGTCACCTCGGTCAGTCCGAAGACATCGCGTAGGCGAGCGTTGATCTCCGTGAGGAACTGGAAGACGTACGCCGGGATGGTCGAAAGCTGCTCGACCTCGGGCTTCGCGTTGCCGACCGGCGTGTACTCGTAGACCGCACCAGGCTCGTTCGTGATCCTCGTGCGCAGCGAGTTCATCGGTGCCCAGATGCGCGGCTTCACCGTGAGGTTGAAGTACTCCGTGATCTGCGACAGCATCCGGTTCAGCTGCTTGTTCAGCGGACGCGCCTGAGTGACGAGCGCGTCGTCCGTGTTCTGGCCCGGTACGCGAACGCCCTTGAACTGCACGATGGGCAGACGCGTGAGCTTCGGGTACGGCCACGCCTTGTCCTCCAGGATCTCGTCGGGATCCTCGATGAAGCAGACGTAGCGACCCTTGGGCATCGCGGGCTGGGGGACGGCGTAGAAGCACCACACGGCCTTGACCGTGGGATCACCCGCAGCACTGCCGAGCGGAAGCGTCTCACCGACGGACGACATGACCGCGTCAGCGGTTACGTCCTTCTTGAAGCGGACCTTGATCTCGTCCGGCGTCATGTACGTACGCATGAAGCACCACTTCGCTTCGGACGCCTCCTTGGCGACATCGTCCAGGAACACGTCGAACGGGCTGACGGACCTGACACACACGTCGCCCATGTAGACGACCTTCTCGAACTGCTTCGCGTCGACGCCCTGCTTGTCCAGCTGCGCCCGGAACTCCTTCTCCAGCGCACGGTCAACGATGGGCTGGCCCTGCGGATCCATCAGGTACGTCATCGCGCTCGACGCGTACTCGTCCCAGTCGATCCACCAGTAGCCGTTCGATGCGAGCAGCGACCACAGCGCGGCGTCCTGGTACTTCGACGCGAGGCTGAGTTCGTGGTACTTCGACTCCAGCAGTTCCGATGCGAACTTCGCGGCGCGTACAGCGTCCTCGCCCGGTTCAGCCGGTGTGGCGTCGAACGTCGGCTTCGTCTTGATCAGCTTCGAGAGGAGCGACTGGACGCCCGTCTGGATCTGGTTCGACGTGATCCTCACGCGGTAGCGCGGGATCTCCCCGTCCTGCGTCGGCACAGACTCGATGCGCTTCGTGCCGGGGTTGAAGTACGTGTAGTGGTCACCCCTGTAGAAGCGAACGTTCAGCTGCCAGTCGATCTCTTTCGCGTTCCTGCGGTTCCGCAGCGAGTCCAGCTTGCGCGAGAAGTCGCTGGCCGTCTGCAGCTGCGATACAGGCTTGACTGAACGCGTGTTGGTCGTTGCGTCGGCCATGCGTCACCTCCTTAGCTGGTCACCTGCGTGTTCGGGAAGCCCGCTTCCTTGAGCACCTCGGCCATGAAGTCGGGGTCGACATCCGGCTCGCCGTTCACGTACGCGGAGTGCTTCGCGTCCTCTTCCTCCTCGCGGAGCCAGAGACGTTCCGGCTTGTCCCAGTCGTCCTCCGGGATGTCCTCGAACGCGGGGACAGTCGGGACGACAGGAACCTGCTGCGTGTAAACGGGCTGTGCAGGCGGGGTCATAGAAGCGAGCGCGGAGCACACGGCCTCGACCATGCGCACGTTCGCCTCGATCAGTGTCTTGAGCAGTTCGTCGCTCTGCCGTTCTGCCTTAGTCGGCGCTGGCATCCGCGACCTTCCGTCCTCTACCGGCATTCGTCTGCCGCTTCGGGGCGGGCTTCGGAGTCAGCTTCGCGAGCGCATCCTTGACAGCGGCGTACGAGCGGTTCTCCTCGATGAGTGCGTCGCGCTCTACCTCGAACGCAGCTGCAGCCTCGGTGACCTTCGCGTACTTCTCGCGGCTGACCAGTTCGTCCTCGAAGAGGTGCGCCATCTCCAGGACGCACCGCTCGCAGACACGCTTGCGTCCGTCGAGACGGCTAGCGCCCAGCGAGTCGAACTCCCTGCGAGTGTCCACGAACCGGACATCGGTGGCGTCCCGTTCGCAGATGAAGCAGATGACGCGACGAATGAACTCGTCGGGTGTAGTGAGTCTCATGTGTCTCCTTACCAGTCGGAACCTAGGACGGTGTCGTAGCCACGGTCAGGTCCCGTCTTTGCCATGTCAGCGCGAATGCGTACAGCCAGTTCGCTGAGGTCTTGGGGTTGCTTCGGAGTCGTCGGTGCAGGCATGCCAGCGAGCAGCACACCGGCAGCACCGAGCGCGATCTCCGTCGCGTCCAGCGTGTCGTCCTTCGGATGCGAGAGGTCCGGGTCGTAGTCCAGCCACTCGTCAATGAAGTCCTTGAACTCGTCGCGGATGACGACCTTGCCCATCTTGAACAGCGGCGACATCGTGAGGATGCGGTCCTTCTTGTTCCCCTTCGAGAAGACGGGGACGATGGGAGGAAGACCCTCAAGGCGCATCGTCTGCTGCACGAGGTACTTCTGCGAGGCGATGGCCTCGATGCCGATGTACTGAGGACGCCACTCCACGAACAGACGCTGGATCAGGTCAACCTGATCGGGGAACGTGATCTTCCCCGCGTACTGGTAGAGCATGAAGACGCGCGACTTGTCCTCGGGTACGCCTAGGACTGTCACCGCGAAGCGGTCCTGACCTTCACCGGTCGCAGGGTCGACGCCGACGAAGATGTCGAGCGCGAGGTTCGAGACGTTGAGCTTCCCGTTCGCCATGATCGGGAGGTCGTTGCTCTTGCGCGGAAGCTCGTCCAGCGAGTAGTAGAAGAGCCACTCGCCGCTTAGGACCTTCCCCGCCATCGAGTCGAACGCGGCCATGTACTCCTGCTTGAAGCGCATCGGGTGGAACGTGCGCTTACGCAGCAGCCACCGCGACTTCGGGAAGTACGGGTTGTGGATCGAGGTGTACTCGACGGTCCCAACGTCCGGGTCTTCGAGCGCGTCACCTGTCCAGAAGAGTTCGTACCACCAGTTCTTACCGCGCGGCGTCGACGTGCCGATGACGATGCCTTCCTTGTCATCGAGCGCAGGGGAGGCGTAGTCGTATGCGTCCTGCTTCGGGATGACCGCCGTCTCGTCCATCCAGAGGATGTCGATACCGGCACCGACCAGCGACTCTGCCTGCTCCGCTGTCTTGAACTCGATCAGCGAGCCGTTCGGGAACTCGATGTACTTGTCGCCCTTGTTCCACTTGTAGTCGAGGCCGTCCTTCAGGCCGCACTGTTTCAACACCTTACGGAGCGTCTGCTCAGCTGCACGTCCCGCCGTCTTGAAGTTCGGGACCAAGATCCAGACGTGCAACGGCTCGTCGCTGTCTTTGCCGTGGATGTCGAGGTGGAACTGCTCCGGGTGGAGCACGTAATAGACAACCTCCCATGCCGCGCTCAGCGTCTTGCCGCCACGACGACCAGCCACGAGCATGCGGAACAGGAGGAGCCTGCCGACCTTCTCACCCTCGTCGTACGAGTTCGTGTGGAAGGCAAGCTGAAAGACATGGGGCACGTAGCCCTTCTGAATGAACCATGCGAGCTTCGGCCCGAAGTGTCGGGACCGTCTCAGCACGATCTCCTTGATCTTGGAGGTCCCCACGCTGTAGTGGAACCTGCGCATGGGGACCTCCTCTCATCGCTACCTACGCCGGAAGAACCTCCGACGACCGCCCTTCGTGGGCGTACCTGTAGTGCCAGCCGTGACCGGGCCAACAGCGTTCGAGTTCGCGGATGCAGACCCGAAGGCGTTCGACGCAGTGACGACGCAGCGCACGTTGTCCGTGAGTTCACCGGAGGTCAGCGAGTACGAGCTAGCCGTCGCACCGGAGATGTTCGAGTAGACACCGTTGCCAGCCGTGTCCGACTGCCACTGGTAGGAGAAGCCAGTCGGTACATTCGACCAGCTGCCGTTCGTTGTGCTCACCGTCGAGCCAGTCGTTGTCGAGCCGCTGACGATAGGAGCCGCAGTGTTCGACGGGGGACTGCCTGACGGCGGGATGAAGTTGACCGTCGCGTTACCGCAGACCTCGAACCCGCCCGAGCCGCTCTTGGTGAACGTCGTGCCTGAGGACGGTGCGGAGAAGGCGACAACGACATTCGAGACTGCACGGTTCGAGCCGGTCGTTCCGCCCGAGGTGCCCGAGAAGCCTGTCGTCGTCGTCTTGACTTGACCAGCGATCTGGTACTGCGACTCCCCGCCGGAAGCGTCAGCCGATGCTGTGTCCACGAACTCCGTGAACCCTGCGGCTGGCGTCCACCAACCTGCGCCTGCGAGAGATGCACAAGTCGAAGCGGAGAAGCCGAAGACGATGGCGTCGTTGTTCGTCGTCGTGATCGACGGGGTGGCATGCGTCGTAAGGATGTCCACGCTGCACGTCGCCTGGTCGAGAGTCAGGACCCGGCTGTCGCCCGTCGAGACGGCCACGACATACCACCACGGCGAGCTACCGTGATAGGCGTTTGGATCGTCACCGACGATGTTGATCGGCGTCGAGCCAATCGTGTGGTTGTTCAGCGTGACAGTCGAGTTCGCCGCGAGGGCCGACGTGGTGTGCGTCTGGAACACCTGTGCGGAGTGCTGGATGCCAGCGGTCGCACCAGAGTTCGCCCACGCCTCAGCTGCCGAGATCTCCGTCCACGTGTTGCCGTTCGCATCGAAGACGTAGCCCTGGTCGGACTTGTTCCCGTTGCCGTCCGTGAGGGCGGCGTTCGAGCAGGCTGCGAACACGAGCAGGAGGTCGCCCGGTAGCGTCGGGAGGAAGGTCTGAGCGTTGTGTACCTGCTCGTCCGTCTGCGCGATGGGACCCGCGATGACGCGCCAGGAGTTCTGGCCTGGAGGAGCCGGGATCGTCGTGCTCGTCGCGTTCGAGGCTGCGGCGGATGAAGAGCCGGAACCGTTGACCGCGACGACCTTCGCCCGGATCTTCGAGGCGATGTCGCTGGCTGTGAGTACATACGTGCTTGAGGTCGCGCCCGAGATTGCCACCCAAGTCGCGCCCGAGGTTCCGATGTCGCGTTCCCAGCTGTAGGTGAAGCTAGAGGGTGCATTCGTCCAGCTGCCGTTACCGGTCGTGAGCGTCGAACCGACAGCCGCAGTGCCGGTCATTGCCGGGGCGACTGTGTTGGTCGGGACGCCTGCAGCGACCTCGCGGAACATCACGATGTTTGCAGCCCAGTCCTTGCTGCCGCCCCAGGTGGTCGTCCACGTCTCTGCCTGTGCAGCAACCGGCGGGGAAGCGAATTCCTTCGCGGCTGCGTTGAGGATCATGGTGCGGCTGGTGACGTTCGCTTCGGTCAGAGCGGTGTACGAGTTGTCCGCAGTCGTCTGACCGCTCGTCGTCCAGATAGTGCCGAGCGAGGCGAACGCGAAGTACTTGGCAGCCGAATCGGACGGAGTGCCGGTAGTACCGGATGACGGCGTGGCGCTCAGGCCGTTGAGGATCTGCACCAACTCCGGTGCCCCCGTAGCGAACGTGTCGGTAGGCGTGAGTGTGCCTAGGACGAGCGCAGCGCCGCCACCGTTCTGAGTACCTGAGTTCGTCCATGAAGCGCTCACCGTCGCGCCCGAGGCGATGCCCGGAGAGTCGGCGTAGAACGTGACGATGGTCTTGTTCGACCTTGTCTGCCGTCCTCCCGTTACCTCCGTCATTGGCGTCCCGCCGACACTGAGCGACATGGCGGTCGGGTTCGAGTTGGGGATGTAAAGCGTGGCAACGAGCTTGTCGCCTGCTGCGCTCGACGCGCTCGTCGTCGCGCTGTTGATGCTTGCGGCGGGGTTGCCGGTGTTGATGAACGAGCCAATAGTGGTGACCGTTGCCACGCTTACACCTCCTTAGGGGATCTCGTCCGCACCCGCATCGACAGCTGCTCCGAGCGGGCGTGTGTCGCCGTCGAAGTCCAGGGCGGGGTAGTTCCCGCTGGTCTGATCCGACGCGCCCTTGGCGCACGTGTCGCTGGATGCCAGGTGGTAGTCAGCAGCTGCCGCGTTGACGTAGGTCGGGGTACACGAGGCGGTGCTCGTGCCGCAGGCGGTGCCGCTGTAGAAGACGTTGTTCGAGTAGGTACCGGAAGGCCCGCCGCCACTTCCGAATCCGCACGTGCTCGATGTCATGATGTTGTTGCGGAACGTGAGTGTGCAGCCCCCGGCCTTGAAGGCACCGTGGAGGGCAGCGCCGTTGAAGAACGTGTTGTTCTGGATGAGCATCGTGCCCGCACAGGCGTCGTTCTCTCCGACAGTGGTCGAGCCGAGGTCGATGGCCTGACCCGGATGCGTCGGCTGTCCGAAGAAGTCGTTCTCGAACGTGATGTCCTGCGGAATGCCGGTCCCGGACTGGCGGAAGATGATGCACTGCGAGTAGCAGCCATCATCGAACGTCGAGTTACGCAGCGTGAAGCCGCTGATCCCGTACCCCTGAAGCGCGTCGATGTGACGGGCCGTACCGCACTCGCTGACGCCGCCGTCAGACTGCGCGAGGAAGTGGTCGCCATCGAAGATGACATCGCTGATCTGGTCGGTGTTCGAGCGGAAGTCCACGGTGTCTTCGAGCGTGTGCTGGCACACTTGGTCAGGCCCGAACGTCGAGTTCGTCACACGCATGTGGTCGCTGTCGAAGAACGCACAGCGGAACTTGATGTGGTCGAACGCCATCCAGACGATTGATGTGTGCTGCCCCGCCGTCCCTGAGATGTCGCTGCAGTTCGCTCCGCTGGTCGCGTTGTCGTACGCGGTCATGCAGGCGACCGTGACGTTCCTGACAGTCGAGAAGTCGAAGGCAGGCAGCGTCACCGTCGAGTTGTTCGAGCACGAAGACGCAGGCTGACCTGGGATCGAGGTGAACGTGACGTTACTCGTTGTGTTCGAGCCGCACGTCTTCGAGCCGGTGGACATGGCCTGCAACGCGTAGCTACCCGTCTGGACGCCTACGGTGTCGCCACAAGAGGCAGCTGTGTACGCCGCCTGGAAGCTGGAACACGCGCTTGCGTCGACGTAGCTGGAGGCTGAGGCGCTCCGGGTGCAGGTGCCTCCGTTAGTGTCGACCCAGAGATTCGCGGAGCCTGAGCCGGGGAAGGAGGGGGTCGCACAAGCCTGAGCAGGTGAAGCTGCGCAGCTGCTCCCAACGAAGTGCGAGCCGCCACCGAGCGCCACGAGGGTGCTGGTAGCGGCCACAGCTGAAAAGAGCGCAACCCTAGACCGCATTACCCGCCGCCGACGTTCTGTAGGAAGAACGTGGGAGTGAACTGCAGCGTCGTGCTCGCAGCGTTCATCGCGACAGCCGAGCCGCCCGCGTTGATGTTCCAGGCGAAGAGCGCCTTGTTCGCAGCGTTAGCGACCATGACGACGCTCTTGACCGACGCCGGTCCGTTCGTTGACGTGTCCGTCGCCCAGGCGATCTGCGAGAACGAGATGACTCCGCTCGACGGAGCCGGGACGGTCTGCGAGATGCGAGCGTAAGGCGTAGCGCCGCCGGTCCAGCCAGTGATCTCACCTACGCCGCCACCGAGTGTGTCGGTGGCAACGAGAGTCCCCGTGTCCTTCGTGGACAGAAGGAAGTGGACAACGGTGATGCCGGACGCGCCACGCAGCTGCTGGAGAAGGAAGTCCTTCCCCTCGTTGAATCCGATGGTGTCTGCCATTAGCCCACGTAGTACTCGATGTTCGCGGACGTTACGACGCTCGCGCCGCCAGCAGTCACGGTGAGGACGACGGGGTTACCCTGCGTCCAGGAGACGGGGTTGGTGAAGGAGAGTCCGGTGCGCTCACCGCGAGCCGCCCCAGAACCGATGACCGACTTCCACTTCGTGGTCGCGCCGTCCGTGAGGGTGCAGACGATGTCAGCGCCGACCGCGTTACCGGAGGTTGCGACCTCGAAGCCAGAGACGTAGATCCTCGACCCGGCGGATGCCGCGATGGTGAGGGTCTGCGGTGCGTTGGCTCCGGAGTCCTGCGAGGCCGAAAGGCCGTAGACGGTTCTCATGTGTGGACCTCCTTTCTTGCTATCTGGTGAGTAGGTTGATGAGGAACGTCCCCCACGAGGCGAAGGTGCCCCAGGAAGCGTTCAGAAATGCGATGAGCATGTCGGCTCCTAGTTCGGACGGGGGTTAGCGCAGCGAGGGCACTTGGGCAAGTAGCCGCCCAGCGGTTCGCCGCAGCAGTCCCATGCCTTTCCAGCAGGGCGAGGACGCCTCCAGCCGGACCGTGTGCCGCCCTTGATGATTGCGTTAGGCATTGACTCTCCTTTCCCCCGCCTCGGTTCAGGGCTTGCGGAAGATCAGGTGCGTGAAGAGGACGATGATCAGTCCTCCGATCAGCGGGTAGAACACGAGCGGGTTCGAGCCTTCGAGTGACCAGATGAAGGCCGAGAACGTCTCGCCGTGTGCGTAGTGGGTGAAGTGAGCCGCCGCGTCAACGACCCCGAAGAGCGCGAGCAGTGCGACCGTGACTCCCGTGAGGACGCCGAAGCGCGGCTTCATGTCGTGCTAGCAGATCGGGGGGCAGGCGTGACGCGGGACCGGCTGGGCCGATGCCGAGGCCTTGAGCGAGCCTCCGCCGAAGATCGAGATCAGCGCTACAGCGCCTAGGACGACGATGCGTGTCTTCATGTGGTTCCTCCTATCAGGGTTGTCCTTGAGCCGGGGAGGGCGCGTTGGGGTTCGCCGTTTAAGCCATGTCGACCAGACTGGCCCCTCCCCTTTCAGGGTGGTAGCCCCCGAGTGAGCCGCAGTGACCTATCGCGCTCTCCAGCTGCGGGGGCGGTCCTAATGAATCAGGATTCACAAGGTCCTAAGGAGTCACAAGTTCACAGCCCCTTCGGGGCTAATGCATCTATGTGACGTGAATCCTGATGAACTAAGAAAAGTGCCTCTATATATAAATACGTTTGGGAGGACCCTTTTGTCCGGATCTATTTGTAAGGATTCGGTACGGACCGTAGGCACGGAGGTTCTCGCCTGGAGGCACGGATTGTGAGGCCAGTGTTCATGCGGGGTCACGGAAGCGCACGGATGGGGGCACGACGGCTCATCTGTTTGCGGGCGAGAGAACACGTTGTTGCCCGAGCCGGCAATGATCCTAGGGCACGGATTGGCTATTTTTGGCTTAGCCATGCCCTTTAGAGCACGGGCAGTGTGAGAGTGTCATTGCATCTCGCGCTAGTACCCCCCACAACGGGGACCTAGGGTCGAACTATCGGTGGCACCCACGTCCATCGATGGTCGCTCTTCTTTAGGTCACGAGGAGTGAGTGAGTTGCATGGACACTCACACTCCTCACCACTCACACGCACAGCGTGGACACTTAACCATGTGAATGGTTAACTAGGTGAATGGTTAACCACATGAACTATCGATGGGGATAGTTAACCATGTGAACTAACCATGCCATGACCCACCAATGGCCCACCCATGGGGCACAGCTGACGCATCCCCGCATGCCCCCGCGTCGACATGGCGGCTCACGTTCTGCCACGTCCCCGCACTAGTCGCCATCCATGGGACAGGGATCCCCCGAGTAGCCCTAGGATCTGGCCTAGTCAAGCCTTGGAAATATGCCCATTTGCAGGGACAATTACGACTTTACAAAACTACCCTTGACAAGCGCCTATCGGTGGGACTACTGTGCCGATATCAGCTTGATCGAAGCCACTCCGATGGCCCGAGTAGATCAAGTAGTCGGACACTCTGGCGCTCACCGAGTACGTACTAGGTGGGCAAATCCAGGGACACGTGCGACGGGGGCGGAGTGATCCGCCAGTGCCAGAGTCGGCACTAGGCCTGTAGCGGCGGCGTCGGAGTGAAATCCGGCGT